GGTTCCCAGTCGAGTTCGCGAGATCACGATAGTACGAACCGTGTTGCCCATCGAGCAGGTCCGAGTCAAGACCACTGCCAACGCCGTCGTTCCCAGCCGTCCAGACCAATTGACCGCCAAGCACGCCAACGCCAGTTCGCGTGATGTAGAACACAGTGTTCGCTGAATTGAACGAGTCGTCACGAGTTTGGAACTGGAAATTCCCACCATCTGCGACGAACAACCATTCCTTTGAACCAGCTGGTTGATCAGTTTCGGTGAATCGAATGCCAGGCGAAACGGACTGAATGATTGGGTTCGCGTTCGAGAACAGGAGTGTGCCAGTGATCGTATCGCCAGTCTTCAGAACGTAGTTCGTGAGATCGGAAGCGATCTTCCAACCTTGACCGACCTGATCGCCAGGAATTCCGATGTTCACGTCGAACTGGAATCCATAGAGGTACAGGCCAGGAGGACCACCAGCATCGGTCGCCGTCTTGAAGAACAGGACGCCATCGGCTGTCGACTCTGCAGGTGGCAGAGCCGGACCGTAACCGATAGGTGCGCCGAAGGAAGTCTTGATCATGTTTCGTCCTGAGAGCAGGTTCACTGTGTGTTTGTATTTATGCCTCAACTGGCGTCGTCCGAACTTATGGATCGACATCGTTCCTGATCGTGTTACAATGAAGGAATACTGAGAAAGACACACATGGGTTACAAAGTTCAGATCGAAGAGGCGTACGACCGACTCGGTTTCAAGCCTCGCGACAATCAGGTTGAACACATCGAACGAATCGTTGGCGCAATGCTTGACGAGAACATGCGGCACGTGATCCTTTCCGCTCCAACCGGAACCGGTAAGTCGATCATCGGCGCTGTCACGGCTGAGGTGATTCACACTCTGAAGTCGCCACATCAAGAGGCGGCTGCCTCGTTCCTGCTCACGGCTACGAATGCTCTGGGTCAGCAGTACCTCGAGTCATTCGGGAACCCTGATGATCCTCGTGACACGACGTTCAGGTTCCTGAAGGGTGCTGGGAACTTCGAGTGCTCGGCCCTGTCCACTGATGAGGAACGCCAGACCGCTGAGAACTGCGCGATCCGCCTGTTCCAGAAGTCAGGAATGGAACTCACGATCGCAGAACACTGCAACAAGTGCGAGTATCAGATCAACCGAGGTCTACGTGATCGTGCTCGTCACCTGATCACGAACTACAGCTATTACTTCACCGATCGTCTTGGCTCGCAGCTTCTGGCTCCACGAACCCTCGCCGTGTTCGACGAAGCGCACTTGCTGAACGACCTGTACACGGATCACTGCGCGATTCAATTCTCAGGCAAGGGATTGCTGCTCACGGCTCAGGAAGTCTCGGACAACCTGAAGCTCGGCGACACTGAAGTGTTCAAGTACCTGAAGATGGTCGGGCAACACCTCGCAGCCGAGAAGATCGACGACGAGTCGTACCAGAAGTACATTCGAATCCTCGCTGACGTGTACACCTCGATCTGCGAAGCAGCTCAGACCGAAGCCGATCGTTCGGTTCGTTCACCCGGCACGTACCTGAAGCTCACGAAGCTTGCGAAGAAGTACTTCGGGAAGGCCGGAAAGATCCTCGATCTGCTTGAGCACGAGTACCCGCACGTGTTCGAGTTCAAACCGAAGAGCCCGAAGACAGGTCAGAACGACGACGAGGTCACGATCAAGCCGATCTTCGTCTCAGCGATGTTCGAGAACCTGTGCAACGCTCAGCACAACCTTTTGATGTCGGCGACGATCTCCGAGCAGTACGCGAAGCGAACTCTCACGATGGAGCCGGCTGATCGAGTGAAGCACATTCGGCTGCCACCGCAGTTCCCGCGTGACAACAAGAAGGTCGTGTTCTTCAAGCCGATGTCGCTGAACTTCACGTCGATGAAGGATCCCGAGACGGTGAAGAAGCTCTGTGCTCACACGTACCAGATCGTGAAGCACCACACCGACAAGGCTGAGCGCGGGATCATTCTGGCTCCGTCGTTCCAGATCGTGGAGTCCGTTGCTGGAACCCTGCGAGGAGCACTCGACACTCGAAAGGTGAAGATCTTCGAACACGTTCGTGGTGAGAAGCTTGCTGACTGGGTCGAGGCGTTCCGATCGTACGACAAGGGTCCGGCAGTTCTGCTCACGCCGTCAGGGTTCGAAGGTCTCGATCTGCCAGGTGATCTCAGTCGGTTCACCGTGATCGTGAAGGCTCCGTTCGGTTCGTTGGGTGATCGCCGAATCAAGGTGATCCTCGATCTGTACCCAGACATCTACTCGCTCACTGCTCTGATGAAGGTCACGCAAGGCGCAGGTCGATCGGTACGAGCAATGGATGACTTCGCGACGACGTACATGCTCGATCAAGGCATTCAGCGGCTGTGGACGGCGAAGAACAACGAGTGGGCTGATGAGTTCAGAACCTCGTTCTCATCGAGCCTGACTGATTGATGTTGGTATAGAATGATCTATGAGCGATGACATCGACCAAATGATTGACGAGCTGGTGACACCTCGACCTGGCGGCTATCGTCGGCGCAGGAAAAAAGTACGCAAGATCTCAGTGAAAAGGCTTCCAAAGATGCATCTCGAAACCGCGAACGACGACACGCACATGTTCAACTCACCGCAGGCGATCGACATCGCTGCCGATGGTTCGGTTGTGCTAGGCGTGTACGGTGCCGAGGACTGGATCTACAGCAACATCGTGAAGGAGCGGTATCTCGCTGGCAAGAAGACTGTTCAGCTCGACGGGACCTGGCTCACGAACGCCGACTTCGATCTCGCTGTCTGGGTCGAGTCGAACTTCGAAAAGTACACGTTCTTCGGCGCGAACTCCGCGAACTGCTTCACGAAGGATGGCGGGATCGTGAAGGTGAAGTACGGTCGCTCGAAGATCGAGGTCGAAGTGTACGGCGACCCGATTGAAGCTGCAACGTGGATCGGGTACTTCGCGACGCACTTCCGGAAGGCTGAGAACATGATCGAGTGGGTGTACAACGCCCGCGGCGAAGAGATCTCGGTGCCGTTGAACTATCGTCCTGCGATTCGCGCAGCGTACCCGTGGGTCGACGCGTCGTACCCAGTTCTCACTGACTACATCGACGAGTACATCGATTCGGACGCTTCGGTCCTGATTCTGATCGGGCCGCCGGGAACTGGGAAGACCACGTTCATCAAGAACCTGATTCATCGTTCGAAGGCGAACGCGAAGGTCGCGTACGATCCGGCAGTGATGATGCAAGACGGGTTCTTCGCTGGGTTCATCGGTGACGAGACACGGTTTCTGATCATGGAGGATGCCGACGAGTTCCTGAAGACACGCACTGAAGGGAACACGATGATGCACAAGTTCCTGAACGTGTCCGATGGTCTGATCTCCGCCTCCGACAAGAAGCTCGTGTTCAGCACGAACCTGCCGAACGTTGGCGACATCGACGAAGCGCTGATGCGACCTGGTCGGTGCTTCGATGTCCTGCAGTTCCGTGAACTGACTCGCGCTGAAGCGAAGGCAGTTCTGGCTGAAGTCGGCGTTCAGCGCGAACTACCGGATGGCGACAAGATCTCGCTGGCTGAAGTGTTCAGCGCTCAACCATCTGGCAAGACGTTCACTCGCCGGAAGATCGGGTTCACTTCATGATTCGTACTCGTCCGTCAACACTCGACATGATCGTTGGTGACGGCGAGTTCTTGATCGCGATGTCTCAAGACGAGATCACGTTGATCGGAGCTCTGCTCGGCCTCGTGAAGCTTGGCCATAAGCAGTACGAACAGGCAGCGATGAACATCCTCGAGGCTCTCGAGGAGATCACCGATGACAGCGAGTTCTGCAACACCGCGCTCGCGGATGTTCAACCAGTGATCGACATCCGTGACCCACAAACCTTCGACGTCATCGCTCAGTACGATGATACGATGATCATCGAGATCAATGTATGACATGCAAGTGTGGCTCTGACCGTATCGCTCAAATCAGCGCGAAGCACTCGGACGCAGTTTCGTTCCGAGTTCGTTCGCTTGACATCGATCTCGACGGAAGAACGCCGTACGTGAACTACGCGAACGGCGATCGGTTCATTGGCGGCGACTACCTGTTCCTCGTGTTCTGTCTTGACTGCGGTCAGATTCAGAACTTCACACCGATCACGGACGAAGACTTGAACGATGAGTAACTGGAACACTCTGTCCGAAGCGCAGAAGCGCGAGTTCGCTGGGAACCTGGTCGAACGTCGGAAGGCGTACGAAGCCTGGCATCACAATCGGTTCCTCGACGAGAAGAAGGACATCCTTCTGATCGCTGATCAGCCAGGTCCTGGCGCGCCGAAGACTGATGACTATCATCACACTCCGTTCTACGCTAAGACGTACTCGGGTGGCTGGCTGAACTCGCTTCTCGTCGAAGCCGAGATTCGTGAGACTCGGTTGTTCTGGGAGAACTCTGCTGATCGTCACGGGGTCGCACACAGCCCTGAGATCCTGACTGCTCGTCGGTGGTCGCACGTGATCGCTCTCGGCGGGAACGCGGCGAAGTGGCTCAAGAAGAACGGAGTCGAGAACTTCTGGAAGTTCGATCATCCTCAGTTCCACAAGCGCTGGAAGTCGAAGGAAGGTCTGTACCCGCTCGTCAGCAACCTGAAGGTGATCCTCGATCCAGGTTCGTTCACGTAACGACGGATGTTACAATGGTCT